AGGGACAACAATCCAAACAAGATCAAACACACGTTTATGATTTTGCAATGGACCACTTGGGAACGAGAAGAGTGGCTACATGAAGGCACCTGGTATCAAGTAAATGCAAGTGGTATAGATAGTGTTCCTAACGAGTTACAAGAACGATACAAAAATTATGTCATGAACATAGATTGGGCAGTTAAGACCTTACAAGCACATGACAAAATTTGGGCCATGCATCTGTATCTCAAAGCTCAGGGCATACGTCATTTGTTCTTCAGTGGACACAGCACATTCAGTGATGTCCAAAATCACCAAGATTGGGGTAACACATACATGCACCCGTATGTTCGAGAAGAATCCTACCATAATTGGCTAAAAAACAACGGAGGCACCTATGCAAATGCCGCAAGTTACCATTTTGACACCAAAAGTCATAGACTTTGGGCCGAATATGTGTTACAATACATCTACGATAATAATTTGATTGCGCCCAATGAAATATCTGCTGATTGATACTGCCAACATGTTTTTCCGTGCAAGACACAGCGCACACCGTGCTAGTGACACATGGACCAAACTAGGCTTTGCCCTGCATGTGACTATCATGGCCGCCAACAAAGTGGCCCGTCGTTTTCAAGCAGATCATGTGATTTTTGCACTGGAAGGTCGAAGCTGGCGCAAAGACTACTATAAACCCTACAAGGCTAACCGTGCTGTGGCACGTGGGGCAATGACAGAAACAGAAGCAGAAGAAGATCGACTGTTCTGGGAGACGTATGACGAACTGACTAAATACTTGGCTACAAAAACAAATTGTAGTGTGATCCGTTGTGCCACTGCTGAAGCAGATGACATCATAGCACGTTGGATTGCTTTACACCCCCAAGATGAACACACCATTGTAAGTTCAGACACTGATTTCGTGCAGTTGCTGGCCGCTAACGTCACGCAATACAATGGGATTACAGATGAACTACTGACCCTGGAGGGCATATTCGATGCTAAAGGTAACCGTGTCAATGATAAGAAAACTAAACAGCCAAAAACGATCCCGGATCCAGCCTGGCTGTTATTTGAGAAGTGCATGCGTGGCGACACATCCGACAACGTATTTTCTGCATATCCAGGAGTACGTGAGAAAGGCACAAAGAATAAAGTTGGTCTCCGTGAGGCCTTTGGAGACAGAGACAAGCGCGGATATAATTGGAACAACCTGATGTTGCAACGTTGGACCGACCACAACGGTGCCGAGCATCGTGTGCTAGATGATTATGAACGTAATTGTACCTTGATTGACCTCACAGCACAACCTGAAGATGTCAAGGCCACAGTGGATGGTTGCATCCGTGAACAAATCTCGCACAAGGATGTGGGTATGGTAGGCGCACACTTCCTAAAGTTCTGTGGCAAGTACGAGCTGACCAAACTGAGTGACAGTGCAGATCAAGTCAGTCGCTGGATGAATGAAATATACAAAGGAATATTAGATGATATTAGCCAAACCCGTGGTAGAGAACCAGTACTGGATACTCAAGAAAAATAATCGCAAGATTGGTCAACTTGAAGTGGCCGAAAACGGTAACTGTATCATAAAAATTCATGACAATGTTGTGAGTTACAAAACAGTCAAAATGGCTCGAGAGGCTGTGAACATTGAGTTCGAGCCACCAGAAAAAGTCACACCTGCGCCGGAAAATCTAGTGTATGGACACGATGTGGAAGGCACGGTATACAATCCTCTCTGGGACGTCAAACACCGGTTGCCCTTGTTCACTAGAGAAGACAAATCTAAGTCATGGTTCGCTGCCGGGTGGTATCGAGTTCGGCAACATCGCAAGTGGAAAATTGTTCGGCACCCTAAACTTATCACCTTGGAACGCTACGATTACCAAGGTCCATTTACTAGCAAAGAAAAAGCCAATGACAAATCCCTTTAGAGATCAGGAGAAATTCATGCGAGCCTGCGATCAGTCTGTGGGCGAGTTCAATGAGGCACAATATCAATTGTATTGCAATCTCATCAGTGAAGAATTCAATGAATTAGTAGCCAGCAAGACCAAGGTAGATGACCTTGATGCATTGATTGATATCCTTGTGGTCACTGTTGGTGCTATCCATAGTCTCGGTGCTGACGCCGAAGGTGCTTGGAAGGAAGTTATGAAAACCAACTTTGCCAAAATTGATTCAGAGACTGGTAAGGTTCGTAAACGTGAAGACGGTAAGGTATTGAAACCCGTAGGGTGGATGCCCCCGGAGTTGGCTCCTTTTGTGAGCAAATAACTCAAAGGGTCTAGACAGACCCTTTCTTTTCCTCTATAATAACATAAAAGGATATACAATGGAAATACAACCTAAAGATACAAGCCGAGGACATTTTTATGTCAGCATGATAAAAAGTGTACTACGGATTATTGCCGGAGCAGCATTTGCTGGCACAGCATTTGGATGGGGTTCTGTATTTGCGGGTGGTTGTTTACTTATGATGGCAGAGGTATTGGGAATTTTAGAGGAACTAGTATGAAAGAACTATGGGTAGAAAAATATCGTCCTAAAACCATTGACGGTTATGTATGGCGTGATGATGCACAGCGTAGACAGGTCTTGACCTGGATTAAAGACAAAAGCGTTCCACATTTGTTGTTGAGTGGACCTCCGGGCATTGGAAAAACCACTATGGCCAAGATGCTGGTGAATGAAATCGGTATTGAAGATGCAGACGTTCTAGAAGTAAACGCCAGTAGAGAAACCGGCATTGATTTTATTAGAGATAAAATTGTTCCGTTTATTTCCACTATTGCTTGGGGTCCTTTCAAGGTGGTGCTACTTGACGAAGCAGATCGACTGAGTCCCAATGCACAAGATTCTCTAAAAGGTATCATTGAGGAGTATAGTTCGTTTGCTCGATTTATATTAACCTGTAATAGTCCAAATAAAATAATGCCTGCACTGCATAGTCGATGCCAGCAATTTCATTTTACAAAACTTGATATTACAGAATACACAGCAAGAGCAGCCACTGTTCTGGTAGAAGAATCAGTTGAATTCGATCTCGAAACTCTGGATCTATATGTAAGCACTGCTTATCCCGATCTTAGAAAATGTCTTAACCTACTACAACAACACGTAACAGATCAAAAACTGTATCCGCCTACAAAAGAAGATGCAGGAACCTTAGAGTGGAAGTTTGAAATGGTAACATTATTTCGAGCTGGGAAGATACACGATGCTCGTAAACTGTTATGTTCAAAACTTCGAGCAGATGAAATTGAAGAAGTTTATAGATGGTTATATGACAACATTGAGATCTTTGGCGGCGACCAAGAACAATATCAAGCCATACTTACACTTAAACAAGGACTGGTTGATCATTCTATGGTTGTTGATCCAGAAATAAATCTAGCTGCGGTTCTAATTAAACTTGCCAGAATAAATGCCTGAAGACAATCCGCCAAACTCGGCCAAGGGTAGAACCAGCTACGATTCTACATCCACTGGATCTATTATTCCTTTCTTTAACAGAAATGTATCAGAGTATCCCACAGAAGCGGGTGGAGTTAAATTTGAGCTAGTTCCAGTGACCAAACAAAAGGATCTAATGATTAATCATGCTAGGATGTATGCCCAGCAGGAATATGATCGTATCATGGAGTTGGTCAGTGTGTTGGAAAAACAAGCTCGGGCCATCAAGCGTAGATTGGAAATTACCGATTCTGTTCATGCAGCCGTTTATCAATTTCAAATAGTTATGGGCAATCATTATTGGTTGGTGTGGGACAAAAGGAAACAGCATACCTTGCTTACACTGCATGGTCCCGATGATTGGTCTACTGGTGCTCCAGAAGATTACGAATATCAAGCTCAAGTAAAGTATATGGGTGATCACACCTGGATGGAAATAGAATGAACAACAGATATATGATTGTGACTTATGTTAAAAAGCCCAATGGCAAATGGGACGAACTAACAGAGTTTAAAAACAATATTAGAACCAAGCACATTCAAAGTGCCAAGGTTATTCTAGACTTTAAAGAAAAGAAATGTGTTGTAAACAGTCTGAATAGAGAAGCAGGATTTGATGATATGTTAGAAATGTATAAAAGAGTATTGGGGGATCAATTGACCCCCCATCTCCCTAAAGATTAATCATCACCATATATTGTTAATATCTCCTTTACTGCCTCGTGGCGTTCAATGTCTTCTGTGGTAAATTTGCAAAGATCTACATACCTGTGATTTGCAAAGTTGTTATACAACCCTAGGAACTCGAGAAGACCGTTATTAGCGGGTCTATCTGCTTGTTGCAAATCTCCAGTGACTACCATCTTAGATCCAATACCCAGCCTAGTAAGCAGCATTTTCATTTGACTAGGCGTAGCGTTTTGCATTTCGTCTGCTATAATTACTGAATTTTTAAAAGTCCGACCTCTCATATATGCTAGAGGACTGGTCTCAATGATTCCTTCCGCTACCATATGTTCGATTTCTTTGGAATTGTAATTTTCAGCTACCACATCCATAATTGGTCTTGTCCAAGGGGCCATTTTTTCATTTAGATCCCCAGGTAAAAAACCGTGGTCTTCATCCACTGACACAGCTGGTCTTGTAATTATTATCTTGGCAGCATCTCCGTATTTGAGTTGATCAATAGCCCATTGCACAGCCAGCATGGTTTTACCCGTGCCTGCAGGACCTGTAGCAAACACAATCATTTTGTTTGGATCGTTTAGCTTTAACAGGTAGTCTTCTTGACTGAGATTTTTGGGATATATTTGAACTCTAGGACGTTTTTTGTAAGATGTATTATCTACTAGGTTAATGACGTTAGACGCTTGGTAATGATGAGCATTAGCTGTTTTCAGCGGTGCTGCTTTTCTTCTCTTCATATAAGGTTAGCCCTCCTGTAAGTGTTAGGCACGGACCTCAAACCGTTGGTGTCCGTGGCCGAACACAACAGTATTTAACAACAAGTTCTAAAAGTTATAAGTTGTGTTAAAGAAACGACTGGAATAAATACAATGGGAGATACTATGGCCGACATCAAAGACATTATAGCTAACATAGAAAACGTATACGGATCTAACAACAGTCTCAATCTTTTGAAAGATTTTGAAAGAGTTATTGATGAATTAGACACCTACGTCTACGATAATTGGATAGAAGGCGAACTAGTCCAAGGTCCTATTGAAAGTAGATACTGGGTGCAGTGTACATTCATGTGGCCCAAAGAACGAATGCCCGAACCGCAGGGTGGCAAACGCCTGTTAGACTATGGCTGTAAAGTGCAGTTTGCAGAAACTAAACTGGCCAAAGTTAGAAAAATTAAAAAGCCCGATGATATTAGGCCGGGCACACGCAAGGGAAAAATTGATCAAGAAGATGTGTGGATGGTCAAAATCACTATGCCTAAAAAATTAATGAACGATATAAATCGCGGATATCGTAATTTAGATAAAAACAAAGTTGAAGATATTCTAAATCAACAGGGTGCTGTTAACATTCAGGCCGATGCAGCAGAATCACAAGTACAGGATATGGCAAATGCAGAACAACCAGCAGCTTAACGAAGGATTGAGATCGTTAGATCTACAAGAAATGATCTATCCACTATTCGAGATTGACAGTCACAGATCCAAAATGGGTGAAGACCGAGATGTTTGCGTGATCACTTTTAAAGTTAAAGATCGAAACCCTGCCAAAGATGTCATGGAATTTATAGAAAAAGGATTTGAGTTTGTTTTAGATTCAGATGTCAGTTCTGGAGAAAACGCCAAAGGTGAATATTTTGTATTTGTGGAACTAAATCGTACTCCCCAAATTTCTAAGCAAATTGAAGAAATCGCCCACGGAGTTGAGAAACTCACAGGAATAGATAACTGGAAATTTAAATATCACAAGATGACCGATGAATTTGATATGACTCAAGAATCATTGGATCGCGTTGTTCCTCCTACTCCTGACAAATACGATCGCAATCTAAATAAATTACAAACCGAAGGCATCAAACGTTTTTTTAGCAAAACTTTAATGGACGATCTAACACTAGACGGTGATGTTATCACTATCCATAAACCTTTTAACAAACAGATCAAACTGCGTATGGTTAAAGAAGCTGCTACTGATTCTATTTTAGAAGGAGTAGTGGACACTATCGTAATGGATGATGTTTCTACTAGTGAAATATTTTGGCTAACTAAAGTACTAGGCGACTACAATATCAACAAGGTAGGCGACAAATTTATGTTTGACAACAATGGTCAAGCAATGCTA